TGCCAGAACCCTGACAACTTTGAACTAAAAGAGTGCCAGAAACCTCGCTGCTTATTCACGCAGACCTGCCCTGAGTATTTGGTTGCCCCAGTATTGACAAACAAGATTGACGATAAGAAAGGCGAAGATGTTAAAAAGTAAATACACCGCAGAAGAGATTGAGGTCCGAATCTGGGGCTTTGTTGTGGTGATGATCACCATCATTTTGCTTGGCATTGTGTTTGCCCTACTCTATTCAGTGACGTTTGTCACCCAACCCATCAAGTCCATGGCGCCCATCGACCAGGCTTACACCAAGATGTTGAACGACATTGTGCTGCTCATTGTTGGCGGTATCGGTGGCATTGTGGGCAAGCGTGCTGTGGGGGCCGTTACCGCTGCAATAAACCCGGCACCCACACCTACACCTTCCCCGGCTGCACCAGCGCCTTCTAGCCCTGTTTCTGCGCCTCCCAGCGGTGCTTTGCCGGTGTGGATTAATCCACCACTGGACGAAACCTGGACGCCTCCACCTCCACCGACAACGCCACCCGAGCACCTGGAACCCGATCACGTCCGCGAGGAGATCGCGGCAGCAAGACGTGAGGCTGGGCAGTGAATCCATACCTGATCATCGCGGCCATGATTGCTGTTGGCGGTGCCTACGCTTACGGCCACCATGCTGGGTATGCTGACCGGGACGCTGAGATGCAGGCTCACATTGCCAAACTCAATGAAGAGTCACGCGCCAAGGAGCAAGAGCTGGCGGCATCACTGAACAATCAAACTGAAACCCTGAGAAAGGCCAAGAATGAGATCAATAAAAAACAGTCTGACATTAATGCTCTTGTTGATGCTGGCAGGTTGCGCATCCCGGCCCCAGCCACCCCAAGTTGCGTATCAGCCACCCCAGATGCCAGCCCTCCCAGCAGAGATCGCGGAGAAGAAAGACCCGACCCTTACAGCGAGGCTATTAAAAGTATTGTCGCCATCGCCATCGAGGGAGACAGAAACACAGTCCAGCTCAACGCCTGCATCGACACCTACAACAAAGTGAGAGAGGCCATCAATGGTAAACAGTGAACAACTCAAAAAGCTGCACATTGGCCCCGAGTGGGTTGATGCGCTCAATGAAACCTTTGGCCGGTTCAACATCTCCACCAAGAGACAGCAGGCTGCATTCATTGGGCAATGCGGCCATGAATGTGGACACTTCAAGGTGCTGCAAGAGAACTTGAATTACCGCGCAGCCACGCTGATGAAGTTGTGGCCCAAGCGTTTCCCCACTCTTGACGTTGCAAACCAGTACGCTGGCAACCCAAAAAAGATCGCCAACATGGTCTATGCCAACCGCATGGGAAACCGTGACGAGGCATCAGGTGATGGTTTTCGTTTTTCGGGAAAAGGTTGCATCCAATTGACCGGGCACAGCAATTTTTTTCACGCAGGCCAAGCCCTGGGCGTTGACTTTGTCATGCAGCCCGAGTTGGTTGCCACACCTAAATATGCGGCACTGACGGCAGGCTGGTTTTGGTCAACGCATGACTGCAACCGCCTGGCCGAGTCAGGGGACTGGGCAGCACTCACGAAGAAGATCAACGGTGGGACAATTGGCCTCGAAGACCGCATCAAACACATTAATGAGGCCTTGGCAGTCCTGACATGACAAACCTGTACCAGCAGCTCGAAACCCCGGCACCGCCAGATCTGCCCTCACCGGGTCAGGTCTATGAAGAGCGTTTGACTGCTCAAACCCATCGCGGCCTGCTGACCTACTTTCGCAAGCTCACCAATATCCTGTCAACGGTTCTTGGGCCGCGAGGTGGCAAGTACTTGAACCTGCCTTATGGTGCGTTTCAAGATGGGACCGACCAGACGGCAGCCAACACGACAACTGCATACGCCATCACATTTGACACGACCGACTACTCAAATGGGATTACTCTGTCAAATTCATCACGTTTGAATGTGTCGCAGGGTGGTTTGTATAACGTGCAATTCAGCATCCAACTGAAAAACACTACCAATGACACGCAAGACGTTGACATTTGGTTTCGCAAGAATGGCACTGACATTGCCAATTCAAACACTCGATTTAGTATGGGACCAAGGAAGTCATCAGGGGACCCATCGCATGGAGTCGCCGCGCTGAATTTCTTTGTGGAGTTGGTCGAGAGCGATTACATCCAACTGATGTGGCGGCCATCAGACGTTGGTGTGTCCATTGAGCACTTTGCAGCAGGCGCAACGCCAACCAGGCCAGCGGTGCCATCAATCATTGCCACAGTAAGTTTTGTGTCCAATCTTTCCGCATAATCCCATCATGGCACTCACCGCACTCAGAATCCCCCCAGGCGTGTACAGAAACGGCACTGAATATCAGTCAGCCGGGCGGTGGTTTGACGCCAACCTGGTTCGCTGGTTTGAGGGTACGTTGCGTCCATGGGGTGGATGGCGCAAGAGATCGGCATCCCAGCTCACCGGGTCATGCCGGGGCTTGATCACCTGGCGCGACAACTCAGGGGACCGCTGGATTGCTGCCGGTACAAATTCCAAGCTGTATGCCATGAATGAGGCAGGCACTCTCAAAGACATTACGCCGACAGGTTTGACTGTTGGCATTGCTGATGCAGCCACCAAGACCGGGTACGGGTACTCCACATATGGCAACTTTGCCTATGGCGTGCAGCGCCCAGACACTGGCAGCATCACGCCAGCCACAACCTGGAGTCTGGATACCTGGGGCGAATACTTGGTCGCCTGCTCAGACGCTGATGGCAAGCTCTATGAGTGGCAGTTGGGGTTCTCAACACCAACCCTGGCCGCTGCCATCACCAACGCGCCAACGAGTTGCAATGCCGTGATGACAACGTCAGAGCGTTTTGTATTTGCGCTGGGCGCTGGTGGCAATCCCCGCAAGGTTCAATGGTGTGACCAGGAAAACAATACTGTTTGGACCCCGGCAGCCACCAACCAGGCCGGGGACTTTGAGCTTACAACTGTCGGATCTCTCAAGGCTGGCAAGCGTGTTCGAGGTGTAAATCTGCTGTTTACAGATGTTGACGTTCACGTTGGCACCTACATTGGACTGCCTTACGTGTACTCATTTGAGAAGGCCGGTTCTGGTTGCGGGTTGATCTCATCTCAGTCTGTCGCGGCCATTGACACGGCTGCAATCTGGATGAGCAAGTCAGGGTTCTGGGTCTATGACGGGTATGTAAAACCACTGGTGTCTGACGTTGGCGACTACATCTTCCAAAACATCAACTACAACCAGGCCAGCAAGATCTACTCTGTCCACAACTCCAAGTATGGCGAGATCATTTGGTTTTACCCGTCAAGTCAGTCAAATGAGAATGACTCATATGTCACCTACAACTACCGCGAGAACCACTGGGCCATTGGCTCACTGTCTCGCACGGCTGGCACTGACCGTGGGGTCTACTTGAACCCGCTGATGGTTTCTGCTGACGGGTACATCTACGAGCATGAAGTCGGGTTTGCCTATGACTCTGTCGCGCCTTACGCTGAGTCTGGCCCTGTGGAGATCGGAACGGGTGAGCAGGTGATGAGCGTGCGGCAAATCATCCCTGATGAGCAAACCCTGGGCGAGGTTGTTGTGTCGTTCAAGACGCGAATGTATCCAACCTCAACCGAGACAACTTACGGCCCATATACGGCAAGTCAGCCGACAGATGTGCGGTTCACTGGTCGCCAGGTCAAGGTCAGGTATACCGGGGCGGTGCTCGATGACTGGAGGGTTGGCATCAACCGTTTGGACGTGATCGCCGCTGGCAAGCGTTGAGACTTAAAATTCAGCCATGAAAGACATCAGACAAATCCTCACCGAAGACCTGGCAAAAAACTATGGTGGCTTTGCCATGACGGTTGACGCCTACTTTGATGGTTTGATGAATGCGCCTAAAACGGGGAACTTTGTTGTGCGTCAGGGTGACACTCTGATCCTGACAAAGAAGATCGAGAAAAACGGCATCGAGTTTCATTGCATTAACGGTGAACGCGCAAAAGACCTTGTGTCCAATGTTCAGAGGTACCTTGATGACTTGAAGGAAAACGGGTACGACTATGCGGTCACGTTTTACGACAACCCAAAGATCAATGAGCTATTCAACCATCAGCCATATCCATTTGAGATCAAAAAAATTGATGATGGTTTATTTAGAACATACGAAACAATTGTGAGGTTTAAATGGGCGCACTAGCACAACTCGATCCGACCCCGGCAATCAGCAAAGGATTGGCACAGGTAGACAAAGACCTGAGCTTGTCTCAGAATGCCGTCCCCATTGCTGCTCTTGGAGCTTTGGCTGCCACTGGTGGCCTGGCAGGCGTTGGCATCCCAGGCTTTGCCAGTTTGGGCGGTGCTGGTGCTGCCGGGACTGCTGCTGCCGCCGATCTGGCTGCTGCTTATGGCGCAACTGGTGCTGGAGTTGGTGTTGGAACTCTTGGAGGCATTGGTGGTGCTGGCCTTGCTGGAGCCGGTCTGGCTGGCGCTGCTAGTGGCGCTGCTGGGAGTGCCGCCGGTGGCCTGCTAAGTGGCATCACCCCAACCCAGGCAATATTAGGCGCAGGCTTGGCCGCAAAGGCATTGGGTGGCAGCAGCACACCGTCATCTTCCACAAGCTCAACATCCATCGATCCTGACATTAAGGCTGCATATCTCCAGCAGTTGGCCGATGCCAGAACCGCAGCGGCAGGTCTTGGAACCCGGCAGTTTGAGGGGTTTACCCCAGGCTATGCCACAGCAGAGCAGCAGCTCACGGCCACCGGCATTGGCGGTGCAGGTCAGCAGACAACCAACCGGGCTGCTGAACTGGCACTCGCAGAGGCAGGCTACACACCCCAGCAGATCCAGGCCATGACGGGTGCCCAGTACATGGGTGCATACCAAAACCCTTACGAGCAACAAGTGGTGCAGGGTACGCTGGCAGACATTGAGCGTCAGCGTCAGATCTCTCAGCAGGCACAGCAAGCTCGAGCAACAGGCGCCAGGGCATTTGGTGGCTCGCGCCAAGCGGTGGCCGAGTCCATCGCAAATGAAGACTACATGCGCCAGGCAGCCAACACTGCTGCCCAGTTGCGCTCTGCCGGGTTTACCACGGCTGCCGGTTTCGGCCAGACTGATGCTGCCAGGGCCATGGAAGCGGCCAGGGCCAACGCTGCCAACCAGATCGCTGGTGCTGGCATACGCCAGACTGCCGTGGGCCAGTTGGGTGCTCTGGGTGCCCAGCAACAAAATCTTGGCATGACGGGTGCGCAGGCCGTGATGACTGCCGAGCAGCAACGCCAGCAGTTGGCCCAGGCGCGGCTTGACGCTGCACGCAACCTGGCCTCCGAGCGCCTTGGCCTGACTGGCAGTGCCTTGGGGCAGAACGTGCCAAACCTTGGCGGCACGACAACCACACCGATCTTCCGCAATCAGACAGCAAGTGGTCTTGGCGGTGCTTTGGGTGGCGCTCAGTTGGGCAGCATCTTGGGTGGCACTGCCAACCCTCAGTATGCAGGTTATGGCGCCATCCTTGGTGGTTTGCTGGGTCTAGGTTAAGGAATCAACATCATGGCAACAATGAACATGGGCTTGCTGGGTGACTTGTTTGGTGGCGGCACGTCTGCCCTGAGCGAGTACCTGACCCCTCAACAACAAGAGTCGATGCAGCGCCAAGCGCTGCTGTCCACCGCTGCGGCCCTGCTCCAAGCAGGTGGCCCATCTGCCACTCCCATCTCACTGGGCCAAGCGCTTGGTGCAGGCTTGCAGGCTGGCACGTCCAGCTATGGCAAGGCCCAAGAGGGTGCGATTCAGCAGTTGCTGACCCGTCAGAAGTTGGATGAGTACAAGCGCCAGCAAGACATGCAAAAGCGCATCGCTGACATTCTGACTGGTGGCACTGCCGCCCCAGCTCCTGGTGCTCCCATCACGCCTGATCAGGCCACCGCCATGCCTGGCATGGCTCCAGGTCCAACTGCGCCTGTTGCGCCAGCAATGCCAGCCAACGTAAGAAAGGCCAGCCAATACCGCCAATTGGCAGACTTGATGGCCGCATCAGGTAAGGGTGAAGACGCAAAGCGATATTTGGATATGGCTGAAAGTCTTGCTCCATCATTTGAAGAGACTGTCGGCGAACCATTCAAGGCTGCTGACAACAACTTTTATATACGCACCAAAAGAGGTGGAGTTATACCAATGCAACAAGCGTTGGCGGTTAAACCTGTCGGCACTCCCCAGCAAGTATTGGGCGCTGATGGCAAACCAACTCTTGTGCAGATGTATGACGATGGAACCTTTAAGCCCATTACTGGCGTTTCACCATTGATACCGCCAGAAAAGATTGACACAGGTGGCGGTGTGAGGTTTGTCAATCCTTACGAAATCAAGCCCGGCACAGTGTTTCCAAAGACACTGCCACCTCAAGTGGTTGGCGGTGCTGAGACAGGATACTTTGTACTTGGTGGCGGTGGCGGTGGCCGAGGTGCTGGCCTGGCCGCGCCCATGCCTGCGCCTGCTGGTGCTCCTGGTGCTGTTGCAGCTCCCGCTGTTACTGGTGGCGCACCTCGCGCACCTATGGCTCCGGCTGCTGGCGCTGTTGCACCTACTGGCCCCCAGCCCATCATCCCCGGCACTGGCAAGGCATTCGGCAACGAGAAGGATCTGCGCACTGAATTCACTGCCCAGATGAAACCTTACGTTGAGCTGGCGCAGGCATTTCGAAAGGTTGAAGCGGCTGCGCTTAATCCATCGGCAGCGGGTGACATTTCCCTGGTCTATGGTTACATGAAGATCCTCGACCCTGGATCAACCGTTATGCAAGGCGAGCAAGCAACTGCGCAAAATGCTGGTGGCGTACCAGATCGAATTCGCGCCACGTACAACAAGGCTTTGACTGGAGAGTCCCTCGCAGATAACGTGAGAGTTGATTTTTATTCTCAAGCAAGAAATCTGATTGAGTCACAACGTCAAATGGCAGCCGATGTTGGCGACAGATACAGGCAGTATGCCGATGCCTACAAACTAGACTCAAACCAGATCGTGTTTGATCCATTCAAGCGCATCAAGACCCCGGCAGAGATTGCTGCTGATGCTGCCAAGGCAACACCTGCTGGAACTACCAAAGCGGCACCTGCGCCTTCATACGTCAATCAATTCAACCTTATCCCGAGGCCCAAATAATGGCTACGCAACTACCAAACATTGAGCGCGTGCAAGAAAACGTGCGCAGAATGCAGGCGCAGAGTGCAACTCAGGCCGATGTTGTCGGATACCTCAAGACTGAGGGTTATACCCCGACCAGGTTTGAGGCAGCAGTCGCCAGCGCCAAAAAGGTTGGCGGTCCACCTGTTGAAGCTGGCTTTGGCCGGTCTTTTATGCAGGGCTTGACGTTCAACACTGCCGATGAGATCGAGGCCGCATTCAGAGCTGGCGCCATCAGCGGCCCTGAGTACCAAAATCAATTGTCACGGGTCCGCGCTGGCATTAAGCAGTACGAGGAACAGTACCCTGGCCGCGCATTCACTGGTGAGCTTATGGGTGGCCTGCTGCCTACGGCTGCGGCCCTGATTGCGGCCCCATTCACTGGCGGTGCTACGGCACCTGCGGCAGCAGCCGGTGCAGCTCGCACTGTTGCTGCTTTGCCAACACTGGGGCAGACAATGGCTCGAGGTCTGGGCTATGGCGCTGCATCAGGTGCGGCTGCCGGTGCTGGCGGTGCTACTGGTGGACTTGAGAGCAGGGTCATGGGTGGTGCAATTGGTGGTACTGCTGGTGCTGTCCTGGGCAGTGCTGCTCCAGCAGTCACTGGTGCAGTTGGTGCTGGTGGCCGTAAAGTGCTTGAGGCAACTGGTCTGATGCAAGCGCCAGACGCTGCCACCAAGGCGCGTGAGTTGATTGCCAAGAAGTTGGCCCAAGAGGGTATATCACCAGAAGAACTGGCGGCACGCCAGGCCGCTGTGGTGCGTACCCTGGGGGCCAGAGACGAGACGCTGGCAGACATTGGCGGTGAGTCAATGCGCAGACTAGCACGTGGCTCAATGGCAATTCCCAATGCTGCGCAGACAGACGTGCGTCAGATGCTGACAGAGCGTGCCATTGGTGCCGGTCCTCGAATCACTCAAGACATTACCGACCTGACGGCCATTGGTGCGCGTGACATTAATGATGTGGCTGAAGAGATCATCAGAAACAGATCTTTGCTGGCCTCTCCACTTTATGACCAAGCCTATGCCGCTGGTCAGATCAACTCATTTGCCATTGACAACTTATTGAAGAAGTCAAAGGACATTCAATATGCCATCAGTGAGGCACGCAGACTGCCTGAGTATGCAGATCTGCCTGATAACTCAATGCTGATGCTGGACAAGGCATATAAGTACGTTGGCGGTCTTGCAAACAGTGCCAAAATTTCTGGGAAGTCATCGCAAGCAGATGATTTAAATAATTTGCGCATGTCTTTGCGCAATGCCATCACGGCAGAAGTGCCAGTCTATGGCAAAGCGTTGGATACGTTCTCCAGCGAATCTCTGCTCAAAGATGCACTCGAGCTGGGTGCAAAAAACTTCTTGCGCAAGACCCCGGCAGAGATCAACCGCGAGATTAAGAAATTCCCAGGGGACGCAGAGCAGCAGATGTATCGCTTGGGCGCGGTGCAGTCAGTGCGTGACGAGATCTATGGAATGCGCGAGACGGGCAACATCGCTGACAAATTCCTCAACTCGCGTGAGATGCGTGACCGTATGCGCACAGTCTTTAACTCTCCAGGCGAGTATGAGACGTTCATTAAGAACCTTGAGCGTGAGCGCCAGATGGCCGTGACTAGGTCACGCATTGAGGGTAATTCAGTTACTACTCCATTGGCTCAGGATGTTGCTGAGATAACTGCTCAATCGCCATCAGAGATGCTGCGAGCTGGCGCTCAAATGGCCGGTGGAGACTTAATGGGTGGAGCTACCAACTTGATGCGCCAACTCGCGCCTCGCCTGCAAGGCATGAACGAAAACGTGGCAGAGCAGATCTCGCGCAGCGTGCTTGATCCCAGGTTTAACCAACAGCAAGAATTTTTGTTAGGCTTGACCCCATTGATGGACCAACTGCGCAGACAGGCGCTGCAACAGCAGACCCGTGCTGTTGGCACGTCCACAAGCGCAGGTCAGATGGTCCCAGGCTTACTCGCAGATTGAGGTGAAATGATGGCGACAGGTTTATTGGATTACCTCGAGGCAATTGGTGAGACGGGGGCAACCCTTGGTAGCGGCGCCGCTGCCACCATGGCTGGCATCCCTTACGGCATCATGCAAAACATCAGGTCAGGTAAGTACGGCACAAAGGAAGGCGTTAAGCTGGCCGACAAGGCCACTCAAGACTTTATCAAGCAGTACACCTACGCACCTCGCGGCCAGATGGCCCAGAACGCGCTGCAAAGCGTTGCTGGCCTGCTTGAATCCACCAAGCTGCCACCAGTATTGCCAGAGGCCGGGTTGCTGGCCGCGATCCCCAAGGCAACATATGCCTCACAGTTTGAGCGTGCCGGTATGGCCGCAGAGCGTGCCATGGAACCAGTCGCGGCCAACGTGATGGCGCGGGGCGGTCTGCCTGCTCAGTTGTTGACTGATTTGACCCAAGGCACGCGCAGCCAAATGCTGCCTGAGAAATCAATCAAACAAATGCCACAAAGTAAATCTCTGCTTGATATGAATCGGACTCCAAGTGAAGCAGAAATTAAAAAGGCTCCACGGGAGGACTTGATTAACTGGTTGCAAAACAATGACCCCAATGGGACATATCTTGATCCAACTCCAGACCCTGCGGTCAATATGTATAGAACGGCAAAGGGTTATGCCATTGAGGATGCAAATACTGGCAGCGTTTCTGAATTTGGTGACTACAACAAAGCAAAACAAGAGTTTGATGCGTTGAGGTTTTCTAACTCAGAATTTCAGCCAATGACTCTCAAAGAAGCACAAGAGTCAGCAATAAATTACTTACGCGAATCTGCTCAACCAGCAGGTGGCGGCAAATTGTTGCAGTTTGGAAGCAAGCCAAGCGGATTACTTGACTGATCCAAAGAACGCAGCCACCAGCGGATCTCTCCTGATCTTCACTTTACGGCCTCGATCACGCGCCTGACGAAAGGCTTTGTCATCGAGGGACTCTTTACGCCTCCACTTACGCACCCTGTCGCTGACGCTGGTGGGCAAAGGCTTGATGGCATCAATGCCGATCCCGTACCTGTAAACCGCCACCGGGATACCCCTGACCTCTGACCGGGTCCACTCTTGTATGTGGACCAAGTGCTGACGGCGCAGCCGCAGGATCAGCAGCCTGGCAGACCTGTCGGTGCAATGGATCGTCTCAGCCACCTCCGCTGAGGTCAGGCCAATGTCGGTGATGGCCTTGATCAAGCGGGGCAGCTGGGCAGACTTCATTTGGCAGCGGCAATGACTTCAAGCTCAAGGTCTTTGACCCTCTCGCGCAAGAGCTGCATCTCCTGGTCCATGTCCCGGTATTTGCGCTCCATGCGCTCGCGGGTGAATGTCTCGCCATGGATGTACCCAATGAGCGTGCCATTGGTGATTGCCTTCCTGATGAGCTGCTCATACTCATGGCGGTTGAGCATGACCCCTGCAATGCCGCCAGGGGCACGCATCTTGTTGACCTCAAGGTCGATCTGTTGTTGCATTGATTCGCTCATGCTCAAGCCCTCCAGACCAAGCAATCCATCGCCACCACGATCAGGCCAATGAGGCTGATGACGCGGATGATCTTCTCAGCGGTGCTGCACTGATGGACGTGGATCTCGATGGCCGCGCCATTCTCGAGAGTGTGGGGGAATGCCTCTGTGAAGGTGCGGGGGAACTTGCGGGTTGTTTCATTTGCCATGATTTCACTCCTTGTTGTTGATTGCGTGATCACATTACACCTCTCATCTCCCACCCGAGCAGGAAGTAATTCCACCGGGTGACAATGTTGCTGTTGGTGAACTTGGTCCCGTCCCAGGCCAAGTCTGCTGGGGTGTAGCCCTTTGAGATCATCAGGGCCATGAAGACTTTCTGTGCTTTCATTTGGTTCCTTTTGGTGGGGTGGTGTAGAGGGCATCCATATCAGGATAAAGTTTGTCCCATGTAATTGTGTTTCGCTCTTTGTTTACCCACGCCACAGGCTCTTGCTCTGGCTGTGCCAATCGTTCTTTGAGGGCTTCAACCACCTCATCTGCCAATGCCTCAGCGTTGTTGCGCGACATTGATCCATCTGCATAGCACTTAAACCAGTCAAGCGCCAGCTTCATTGCTTCTTTGTCAGTCATCTCACACTCCTTGATTTGTCGTTTGCGCCAGCCGGTCATAGCGCGTGATACCCATAAAGAAAAAGCTCCACGGCCACCCGGCACAGGAACCCAATGAAGGGCAGGAAACAGACGAGGAAAAAACCGAATTTGAATGCACTCATTTGCTTTGCTCCTTTTGTTTTTGGATTGACTCGCGCAACTGCTGGCGCAGCCAGTTGACACCGCCCAGGCGCTTCCACTCAGCAAAGTGCGCCGGGATCAGCCTGGCGCTGACCGTGACGGCAACGCTGGTCATCTCACTCTTGGGTCTGGGCATCTTTATCTCCAGGCCGCGAGGGCCGTTGCGAGGTCTTTGGTGGAGACGATAAGCTGATCCAGGCGCATGGACTCATCACGCACAACAAACAACCCAGCGCCGCGCTTGGTGCGTCCCCAGGCGTCTTTGCGGTTGACGTTGGAGAGTTGGTTCTTGCGCACGGCGTTGTAGACCTGATGCGTTGTGAACCCCTCATCGAGGCACTCGCGCATGGTGCGGGGAACCCGGCAAAAGTCAATGATCATCATCTTCAAGCTCCTCATCAGTTGGGGGTTGATCATCAGGGTGAATGGGCCGGGTCAAGATCTGCTGCCAGCGCCATTCGGATTCGTCTATGTCTGAGTACATGGTGGGCCTTAAAGTTGGGGCCGTGGCCCCGGTTGGTTTACTTGCGCTCAACGGTGCCGACCAATTCGCCATCCATGATCAAAAACAAAATGTGTTTGGCAATGTTGAGAGTTTGGCGGCTGCGGTCTTGTGCGCCGCCAGCAATCAATTCTTGAGCATCACTCATCAGGCCAGCAACAACCATGTTGCCGCCTGTGAATTTGTAGGTGATGGAATCTTTGACTGACTCAACGTATGCGTCAATGTCTGCAAAGCCGTACATGGATTCGTTGCGGCTGGTTTGGGTTGCGTTTGTCATTTCATTTACTCCTGGTTGCGTTGTTGATGAGTGAATCATACATCGTTTGACCATCTTGTCAAATCCCCTACGCATTAGTCAACTATTAACCCCATACAATCAACCCCGGCAGGCCAACACCTGCTGATTGCCCCTGGAACTCCAACCGGGCGCAGTTGCCATTTAGGGGGCCGGTCATCACTGTCTGGCCCCCATTTTTTCATGGTCTTGCACAAGTTGTCAATTTGTGGTTAACATCTATGCCATGAAAACAACCAACAACCCCATCAAAGACGTTATGGCCAAGGCCAGTGCTGCCGGGTACTCCATGGCCGATGTCTGCCGTGTCGCAGAGATCGACCAGAGTCAAGCCAGCAGGTGGCTCAGTGGCCGCACCAAGCCCTTGTATGCCTCTGTAGTGCGCCTCAACCAAGTTGTTGATGCCATGGTAGCGGCCAGGCTGCAAGTGCTCAACCAGGCCATGGACGAGGCGCTTAAATGAGGCACATAGGCATCGACCCAGGTCTGTCTGGCGCCATCGCGGTGCTCACAGATGACTCTCTCCAGATCCACGACATGCCGGTAATGACTGTGGACCGTAATGGCAAAGCCAAGCGGCAGGTGTCAGCAAGTGAGCTGGCCGAGCTGCTGAACCTGTACGCCGGAAAAGACTGCCATGTCTACGTTGAGCGCGTCTCAGCCATGGCAGGCCAGGGCGTCACCTCAGTATTCAGTTTTGGCCGGTCATTCGGCATGATCGAGGGGATCTTGGCAGCGCTCAAGATGCCGGTCACCTTTGTGGCCCCTGCCACCTGGACCCGTGCCATTGGGCGCAGCCCTGGCAAAGATGCCAGCCGGGCCAGGGCAATGGAGCTGTTTCCCAACTACGAATACTTCTTCAAGCGCGTCAAGGACGATGGCCGTGCTGACGCAGCACTCATCGCACATTGGGGGCGTAAGCATGGATGACGCAGAACGCAAAGCCATGAGGGACCAGATCGTCTGGCTCACCCAGGAACTGGAAAAAGCCAGACGCGCAAATCAGGACAAGACGCTGCTCATGGCCCGAATGCTCAGCCCCGAGGATCTGGGGCACGCAGTCAGCAACGAGGTCAGAACCCTGATCTACACAACGATCATCAACGAACAGGATGCAGAAAGAGAATCATGGAACAAAAAATAATCCTCAGACCCAGTGCAGCATCGCGCTGGATCGCCTGCCCGGCCAGCGTTAAGTTGTCTGTCGGCATCCCAGAACAACCCTCTGGCGAGGCCGCGCAGATCGGGACCGCCATCCATGCCCTGGCTGAGTTGTGCTTCAAGGCCAAGACTGACCCCAAGGACTATGTCGGCAAGGAAGTGGAAGGCGTCCCCATGACGGCCACCAATGCCGAATATGCCCAGCTCCACCTCGATGAGATCAAGCGGGTCCATGATGAGCTTGGGCACGTCAGAGTCGAGCAGTACGTCACGATTGTGGACACTGACGAGGTCAAGCTGGGTGGGACTGCTGACGTTGTGGGCCTGGGGTCTGGCAAGCTCATTGTGTCGGACCTGAAGACCGGCAAGGGCTGGGTGGATGCTGACAGTCCCCAGCTCAAGATCTACGCCTTGGGCGCCATCAGATCAGCCGCGAAGAACGGTATCCCACCGCCTGGGCAGATTGAGTTGCGCATTGTCCAGCCTCACCACGGTGAAGTGCGCAGCCACTCGATGACGTACTCAGAACTCTTTGACTGGTATCAAAACACCTTGCGCCCGGCCATCCAGGCCAGCACTGACGCTGCCTCGCAGCCCACACCCAGTGACTCTGCCTGCCAGTACTGCCCGGCCAAGATCGTGTGCCCTGCTCAACGCAAAGGGTTTGAGGTGCTCGCGGCCAAGCCAGACCTCAGAACCATGGACAAGGAACAGATCCAGGCCGTCATGGTTTCGCTCTCAGTCGAGCAGATTGCTGACCTTTTGGAGCGTGCGCCAGTGGTCGAGAAATTCATAGACGCTGTGCGAGATCACGCTGTGCAACGAATCAGGAACGGTGAGTCAATTCATGGCTGGCAGATGGTCCCAAAGCGTGCAACGCGCAAATGGACCAATGAAGATGCCGCCTTGCAAGCGCTCACTGACGCTGGCATTGACAAGTCCAAACTGGTCTTGACAGAGATGGTGACGCCTGCGGTGGCCGAGAAGCTCCTGGGCAAGGACAAGAAGTCCATGGTCGATGACCTCACCACAAAAGAATCATCGGGTTTAACTCTAGGCCGTGCCGTTGAGTTTGCCCAATAATCCCATTCCCCCAACCGTGTCAATTGACACACAACTCTGAAAGCGAAAGCAAAATGCTAAATCTATCCTCTGGTGGCGGCTCAGGCTCCTACATACGTTTTTCCCCCCAGGCCAATGCCTGGACCAATCAAGATGGAGAGATCCAACTTGGCAAAGTGGTCTTTGACATTGACAACGTCACAACTGGCTGGCTTGAGCTGGGTGTTGGTGTAAGGGACTGGCAACCTGATGCTGCCCTGGGCAAGAAGGGTCCGCAGCCCACTGCAAACCACAAGCGCGGGTTCTCCTTGGTCTTTTACTCCAAGGCACTGGGCACTGTCGAGTGGTCATCCAATGGCGTTGGCCCCAACATGGGACTAGAGGCTTTGTACAAGCAGTGCAGTGAACAGCGTGCTGCAAACCCTGACAAGCTGCCGGTGATTGAGTACACCGGCAGCCGCATGGAGAAGATCGGCAAGGGCACAACCAGAATCCCGAATTTCACCTTGACAGGATGGATCGCCCGGCCAGCAGGCATGGACGCGCAGACACCGCCCATTGACGAGTTTGACCCTTTCCCTGCGCCTGCCCCAGCAGCTCCCGCGGCCAAGCAACACGCTGCACCCATCCCCGTTCACTCTGACGAGGATCTGTTTTAAGACGTAACGAATTAAGGGCCGGGGCTTTGTCCCCGGCTTTTTTTTCCCCTATGGAATCAAAAGAAGAATTCTGGCAACTGCTGGTGCTCATGTTGGCCCGGCGGGTGTACGAATTGGAGCAAAGAATTAAAAAAATGGAGAAGAAGAAGTGAGATATTTATCTGTGTGCTCTGGCATTGAGGCCGCCACAGTTGCTTGGCATCCACTTGGATGGACGGCAGCGGCCTACTCAGAGATCGAAAAATTCCCATCGCAGGTGCTTGCGCACCATTACCCAGACGTGCCCAATGTGGGCGACATGACCAAATTTAAGGAGTGGAACCTTGGATCAATTGACCTTCTTGTTGGAGGAACCCCCTGCCAATCATTCAGCGTTGCAGGACTTAGAAAAGGATTGGATGACCCACGTGGCAACCTCATGCTCACATTCCTTGCTATTGCTGACCAACATCGCCCCCGATGGTTGGTTTGGGAAAACGTCCCCGGCGTCTTGTCATCTAACGCAGGAAAAGATTTTGGAACCTTCCTCGGGGCGTTGGGGGAACTCGGGTATGGGTTCGCCTACAGAGTTCTTGACGCTCAGTACTTTGGAGTGGCCCAAAGACGCAGACGTGTGTTTGTTGTCGGACACCTTGGAGACTGGAGAGCTGCCGCAGCGGTTCTTTTTGAGCGCCACAGCCTGTCAGGGGATTCTGCGCCGAGCAGAGAAAAGAGGAAAGGTGTTGCCGCCAGCGTTGGAGATGGCACTCCAGTCGGTGGCCTGCGCGCCAGAACAGGGCTGAGTAATAGCGCACAAGATGCTCAACAAGGTCACTTGTTGCCTATTGCTTTGCAAGACATCACCGCAAGAGAAAAAGCACAGAACGGCAAGGGTTGGAATGATGACGGGTCAGCCTACACAGTCGATACCCATGCCACTCAGGGTGTGGCGCAGCCGATTCCATTGGGTTATTCCATAAGGGAAGACGCAAAAGCCAATACCTTTAGCGCAACTGAACTCAACGTATCAACTGCATTGAAGGCGTTGCAACCTGGCGTGCAATCTCATCATGCTCAAACCTTTGTGGCACAACCCATCTGCCTGATGGATCAAGGCGGCAGCGTAATGAACATAGAGCATGACATGTCAGGCACTCTTAGGCGTGAAACGCATGGACATGAACCTATCGTGATGCAATCAGTCGCATTTGAACCAGGCAAGATGAAACGCCTTGGTTATGGAGATGCAGAACTTGGACTTTCACCAACATTAAGGGCTAGTGCTGGTGACAACCAAGTTGCGGCATCAGTTGGCATGGCCGTGCGCCGCCTCACCCCTGTCGAATGCGAGCGCCTGCAAGGTTTCCCAGACAACTACACAGACATCCAACCCAAAGGCAAGGCCACACCAGACGGCCCCAGGTACAAGGCACTGGGTAACTCAATGGCAGTGCCCGTGATGGCATGGATTGGCAAAAGAATACAAGAAGTGGAGCAGATGCAATGCAAGCCGAACAAATAGCAAAGGCGCTTGGCAACGCAAAGAGAGTTGGCAAAGGATGGTTGGCAAGTTGCCCACTGCCAACGCATGGACAAGGTCATGGGGACAAGAACCCGAGCTTGTCGATCAGTGACGGCGAAGACGGCAAACCGCTGTTTAAGTGCCACTCTGGCTGCGATCAGCATCAGTTGTTTCACGCCATCAGGGATTACGGTCTGCTGCCAGACATTGAGAAACGCGATCCATTGGCATCGATCAAGCCACTGCCAGCACTCACGCCGCAAGTCTTGGAGCATGAGTGGGTCTATGTGGACGAGGACGGTGAACCCCTGTTCGTGAAGCAGAGATTCAAGACAAGCAGTGCCAAGGGTAAAGACTACAGGCAGATGCGTTGCGTCAAGCAGCCAGATGGAACCCACGCCAGGTTTCCAGGGTTCAAAGACACGCGCCTGGTGCCCTACAGGTTCCCCGAGTTGTTGTCAGCAAAAACTGCAGGCCGCACCATATTCCTGACTGAAGGGGAAAAGGCAGCCGATGCCCTGGTATCGATTGGAGTTATCGCCACAAGCGCTCACGCCGGGTCAGGGTCATGGCCCGAGGAGATAACGCAGTACTTTGCCGGTGCAGTGGTCATCATGGTCCCAGACAACGACCTGGCGGGTTGGACGTACGCAGCCAAGGTGGCAGCGGCACTGATCCCTGTGGTGAAGTCACTCAGGATCTTGGACCTGCCAGTGGAAGGGTTGACAGATGATGCCTGGGAGTGGGTCAATGTCCTGGGAGGCACCAGGCAGGCACTGGTTGAGCTGGCAAAACTTAGTCCATTGATACGCCATGAAGATGATGTAACAACCCCGGAAAGATTGAGTGGGTCAACACCAAACGCAACAAACGCAACCGCCCCAGGCAACGTCCACCAGGAAACAGACAAGACGTACAAGCCATTCAAGATTGAAAGCTGGCAGTCAGTCAAGGATGAACCCGTCAATTGGTTGATCCAAGACGTGATCCCCGAGAAGTCTTTTGTGGCGCTTTATGGGCCGCCAGCGAGCTTCAAGTCATTCATTGCCATGGACATTGCAGAGTGCATTGCCAGTGGCAGGCCGTGGCTTGGCAAAGAGATCAATGGCACCGGGCCGGTTCTGTACATTGCCGGTGAGGGTCACGGCGGTATCGGGGCCAGGATCGCCGCGATCAAGCAGCACCACAAGACGCCTGACTCTTCCCAGCTCTATGTTGTGCGCTCCATGATCAACCTCAGATCCAGTGCGGAAGACTTCACGGCACTCATTGTCGCCATCGATGAACTGGTGCAGGAGCTGGGCGTTGACCTGCGCATGATCGTGATCGATACCCTCGCCAGAGCGTTTGGCGGTGGAAATGAGAACTCTAGTGATGACATGGGTGCCTTCATCCAGGCCACGGGAAAGATCCAGAACCGCTACAAGTGCAGCCTCATGTTGCTGCATCACGCTGGCAAGGACACGACAAAAGGGCTGCGCGGACACTCCAGTTTGCTGGGCGCGGTGGATACCCAGATGGAGATCATCAGGTTCCCGCAAACCCGTGAAGGTTTGATCCTGATGTCAAAACAAAAGGATGGCGAGGACGGCCAGAACTACGGGTTTGAGGCCATCGAGGTGGAGATTGACAGGTCAGATCTGGGCCTGGAGAACGGTAGCAGTCTGGCAATCAAGCACCGCGAAACCATCGCAGGGGAGATGGATAAGGCACGCAAAGGACAGGAAACAAAAGAGCCGCCAGATGTCACCGACAAGGGAATCTTTGCCAGTTATGCGCTGAAAGCTCTATTTATGGCAATGACAACTAAGTCAAGACGGGTGCCGGCAATCAATGACCAGTTGGTTGTGACCCGTGAAGATTGGAAGGAGGCCGTCAACGAGTTGAGAAGAAGAAATGACCAGACAGCACTGTCAAAGAGGCAGGGAGATGATGGCGCAAGGACCTTTGGAGAGAAGTTGGTAGCCAGGGGGATTGGTGGAACCTATGACACTAAAGAAGTAATTTTTGTGTGGTTGAATCAGGCCACGATGCTTAAATTACAGGCAGATCCGGGGTTCGGAGGGGGTGAGGAGCATTTCCCTCAAAAAGAGGTGTGAATATGGTGAATATGGGCGTGAATATGGTGAATATGGTGAAAACACGTTGCGCGGAGTTTGGTGAGTGAATATGGGGTGTGTCTATAAGACACCCATATTCACTCACTCACCAACGTGGTCACCGAAGTCGATTTAATTGGAAAGGGAAAAAATGAAACCAGTGCAAAGCAGTCAGGGCAAAAGTCGGATGCCAAGTCGTGGGGTCGCGGTGCAGTTTCCAGCAACAGAGTTTGAGCTGGCGATGGGGTCATGGTTGTCAAAGTTGGAAGAAGTGAAGAAGGACTGCGACAAGCGTTGGGGAACTGATCGGTTGCAAAAGTTGGCAGATGCTAACTTCATGGAGAAGTTTCACGCGCAACAGCAACGGGTCTGGCAGGCCTGTCAGGACAAGGACCGGGAAAGGTTGGAGAAGTCAGCAGCAGGAATGGTCAGGGCTTACCAAGCGCTCGAGGCTTGGGCTGTGGGTGTCGGTGTCTCACAGCGGCCAACGGTTGGCGCGGTTGAGCATGTTGGGAAAGATGGGAAGCTGATGGTGGTGGTCGCCACCAAGCAAGATGCAGCCTGGTATCGGGAAAACCGGCCAGACGTTACCGGGCAGCACGTCTGGTCCATGGAGGAGATCGAGCTGCTGATTGAGGCTGAGATCACCCAGGCGGTGGTCGAGGCCAAGATCAGGTACGCTCGGTTTGACCCGGTGGTGGTCAAGGTGGAGAAGTTGGGGGGTGCAACGGGCTTTGATGATTTTGTCAACGACCTGGACATTTCAGCACCATCCAAGGCACCTAAAATGTTCGATAGCAAAACAGCGGAGAAATTCAAGCATGGACACAATCAATCGGTTTAAGGCACTTTGTGCCAAATGCTGGGGTTGGGTACTTGAGCGCGTTAAACGCGCTGGAAAGGGCTGAAAACATGGCTGGTAGACCAAAGATGCGCCGGGACCTTGAGCTGCTTGAGGATCTGCCAGAGGATATGGTCTTTGCCATGTTCGAGGCTGGCAAGCCGATCTCAGCGATCTGCTATGAGCTTGGGATCGGGCGCCGGGCGCTTGAGAAGTGGATCGAGGAAAATGACCGCGATGATATGATTGCGCGTGCGCGCGCCAAGGCAGCCGATGAGCTTGCGTGTGAGACGCTGGCGATAGCGGACAGCGCCGATCCCGAGCACGCCGCGCACGCTCGCGTCCGCATCCAAACGCGCCAGTGGCTGGCTGAGAAGTGGAAACCGAGCGTTTACGGCACCAAACAGGCGCAGATCCAGGTCAATATCCACTCGATGCGCATGGACGCTCTGCGCCACGCAGAGGTCATCGAGGCCGAGTTATCCACAGGCGAGGGCAAATAAGTGACTACTTATCCACAGGTCAGATGGGATTGCCTGTGGATAATGGTCATATCTGTGCATAAGCACTGTCGTATGCCTGGAATAACTTAACATAATGGACAATGTAGCGATTAGGCTTTTGATAACGATCAGCCGATTCCAGCGTACATGCGGCATCGAGCGCAAGCAGTCACTAACCAGCAATCCACAGGCGCGTGCAAGTTGCACACAGGCTGCTGGCCGCGCCGGTGCTGGCCCTGGCCTGCTGGCCGCGCCGACCCCCCCTTTGCGCTCGCGGCGGGGGCAGGCTGATGCAGCACCCTGAGAAACACCGACCATGACCCACCCCCCTACCCCGGCACCGCCCACCGTCACTCTTCCAAAAAAAATAAAAAAAGTTGAGACAACGCTGGACCCCACCCAGAACCCGTTTGTCGAATTTGTAAGACTCTACAAGAACAACCCTGTCAGGTTCGTGCAAGAAGTGCTGGGCGTGACCCCTGACCCTTGGCAGGCAGAATTCTTGATGCACATTGCCAAGGGGAACCGCCGCATCTCTGTCAGGTCCGGCCACGGGGTGGGCAAATCGACCGCTGGTGCCTGGGCCATGCTTTGGTATTTGCACTTACGGTTCCCTGTCAAGATTGTGGTCACGGCCCCCACCTCCAGCCAGTTGTATGACGCGCTCTTTGCGGAACTCAAGCGCTGGATCAAGGCCATGCCGCAACTGCTCCAGGATCAGCTCGAGGTCAAGCAAGACCGCATCGAGGTCAAGGATGCCGCCACCGAAGCGTTCATCTCTGCCAGGACATCACGCGCCGAGCAGCCCGAAGCCCTCCAGGGCGTACACAGCGACAACGTGATGCTGGTTGGGGATGAGGCATCGGGTATACCTGAACAGGTATTCGAGGCCGCTGGTGGCTCTATGTCGGGACACAATGCCGTGACCTTGCTGCTGGGCAACCCGGTGAGATCCAGTGGATTCTTCTACGACACCCATAACCGTTTGGCTGATGACTGGGTGACTATGAAGGTAGCGTGCGCTGACTCACCTCAAGTCAGCCAGGAATACATTGAGGAGATGAAGGCGCGTTACGGTGAGGAGTCCAACGCTTACCGCATCAGGGTTTTGGGTGAATTCCCCAGATCTGACGATGACACGGTGATCCCTATGGAACTGTTGGAGATGGCCTCCAACCGGGACGTTGAGGCCAGCCAACACGCCAAAATGGTGTGGGGCTTGGACGTTGCTAGGTTTGGTTCTGACAAGTCAGCCCTGTGCAAGAGACAGGGCAACGCTGTCACTGAACCCATCAGAACATGGAAAAACCTGGACCTGATGCAGTTGACAGGTGCAGTTGTCGCTGAGTGGGAAGTCTTGATGCCAAGCTCCCGGCCAGCAGAGATCTTGGTGGACTCGATTGGCTTGGGCGCTGGAGTTGTCGATCGCTTAAGGGAACTGGGTTTGCCTGCTCGCGGGATCAACGTGTCGGAAAGCCCTGCCATGGGCCAGACGTACAGAAACCTCAAGGCTGAGTTGTGGCACAAGGCCAAGGCATGGCTTGAGGCGCGTGACTGTCGGATGCCCAAGGATGAGGCGCTGATCGCGGAACTGGCGACAGTGCGCTACTCATTCACGTCCAGCGGGAAGATCCAGATTGAGGGGAAAGATGAGATCAGGAAGCGCGGCCTGCCGTCCCCTGACCGGGCTGATGCGTTTTGCTTGACCTTTGCGTCTGACGCTGTTGTCGGGATGTATGGGTCATCTTTGTCAGGGAAGTGGTCGCAGCCATTGCGCAGGAACCTGCCCAGGGTTGCATAATTGGGGGGAAGTGTGTTGGATGGTTCATGTGGTTGCCGCCTCTGTGGAGTGCTTGCGCCACCGCTGGTAATTCCTCCCCAACAACTCATTTTTTGAAAGGGCAAGCATGAAGATGACCAAAGCGCAAAAGAAAGTCGGCAAGGTGATGGGTGAATTCAAGTCTGGGACCCTGCACTCTGGCAAGGGCGGCAAGGTTGTGAAGAATCCCAAGCAAGCCATTGCAATTGCCATGTCAGAGGCCAAGATGCCCATGCGCGGCTCACGCACTGCCAAGAACATGAAGACCAGGGGCATGAAATGAAGGCTGGTTTGTACTCAAACATCGCGGCCAAGCGTGAGCGCATCGCTGCCGGCTCCAAAGAGAAGATGCGCAAACCCGGCACTCCCGGCGCTCCCACGGCCAAGGCTTTCAAGCAAGCAGCCAAGACGGCAAAGAAGAAATGATCAAGCGCGGATCTGAGACATTCTCAGGCTACAACACCCCCAAGCGCACGCCAGGCCACAAGACCAAGAGTCATGCTGTGCTGGCGAAGTCTGGGGACGAGGTCAAGCTCATCAGGTTTGGGCAACAAGGCGTGACTGGTTCCCCTGACGGGTCCAAGAGGAATGAGGCATTCAAGGCCAGGCACGCGCAAAACATTGCCAAGGGCAAGATGTCTGCGGCCTACTGGGCAAACAAAGTGAAATGGTGAACGACTATGGCAACTAAAGACTACGAACGTGCAGCCGAGCAGATGATGAAGGCCAATGGTGCCAAGTGCCCCACGGCCACTCAAGACATCACGGTGAACTTGAAGAACCGTGGCAAGGCCATCAACTCTGCCGCCTACGGCCCAGAGAACCCGGCACTGCCCAATAAACAGTTTTGGATGCAAAAGGCCAAAGACTGGGAAGTCAGCGAGAAGGACGCGAAGACAGCTCTTTGCGGTAACTGCTCCGCATTCAACCAAGATGAATCGATGCTTGACTGCATCGCCAAGGGTATTGGTGACGAGGGTGACCCCTGGGCCATGATCGATGCCGGTGACCTTGGGTACTGCGAAATATTTGACTTCAAGTGTGCCGCCAGCCGTACTTGTGACGCCTGGGTTGCTGGCAGCGAAGAGGGTGAAGATGAAGGCGAAGACATGGGCGAAGACGAGTACAGCGGCAACGACATGGGTTCTGCCGGTATGGGTTCTTTGATCACGATCAATGTCGGGGCCAAGGATTGATTGCACCCATCGCTGTTGCCACCGTCAAGGGCAAGTGCTTGCGGATGATGATGACGAGCGTGCGCGAGTATGCAAGCCAGGTGCCCATCTATTTGCGCGGCCCTGAGTCAGTCATTGGCGCCCATGATGCCGATCACCAGATCTATGGCGAGGCATCCACGTTTGGCGAGTGCTACAACGAGGTGATTGACCGGGTCTTTGCTGACGGGTTTGACTCTGTCGTTGTGGCAAATGATGACATTGTCCTGACCCCCATCAGCTACCAAGTACTCATTGATGACGTGATGCTGCTGAAAAAGCAGGTGCCCAAGCTGGGCTGGGTGGCTGCCAGGTGTGATGCATCCAGGGCTACGCAGAACATCAGGTCAAACCCGTTTGGCGAGGAGCTGTACTACTTCAAGCACCCATGGGAAGAGCACATCATGCCCATGGAGTGCCCCTCTCCCATCTTTGCCTGGATCTCACGGGATGCCTGGGAGACGGCCAAATTCCCACCGCTGAACTGGTACTCAGATGACGTGCATTGCACTGATTTGCTGGCCGCCGGGTTTCAGCACTACCTGTCCCGGTCCTATGTCCACCACGTTGGCAGCCAGACAATTGGTCTTGATGGTGCCAAGTTGATACAGCAGGCAACGCCATGGCTGAGAAAGAACCGTCCCGAATATGCAAAGCAGTGGTTTGATACTCAACCTGGGTAGTGGCCGGGACCGGCGATCTGAATGCGTCAACGCTGACATCAGGTCAGATGTTGGCGCTGACTGGGTTGTTGATATTTCCAAGTTGACGTATGGCGAGGTGATATGGTCGCCCATTGAAAAGGTGAGCATTGAGCGCGGCATGTTCTCAAAGATCATTGCCATTGACGTGCTCGAGCACATTCCTGATCTGGTTGCGGCCATGACCAACTGCCGGGATTTGCTGGAGATGGGTGGCGAGATGCATATCTCAGTGCCCTATGACCTGAGTCTGGGTGCCTGGCAAGACCCCACGCATGTGCGCGCATTCAACGAGAACTCATGGGTTTATTACTGCGCCTGGGCCTGGTACTTGGGTTGGACTGGTTCGCGGTTCAACATGGAGCGCCTTGAGTACAAATTAAGTGCAAGCGCAGACTTAGAATTGCCACAAGAACAATTGCTGCGCACGCCACGGGCAGTTGAGTCAATGTATGTGGTTTTGAAGAAAGTCCCAATATGATCAAAGATCTTGAAATCAGCACCGACATCGCTTCCGCAGAGACGATGGATGACAGTGAGCTGCAAGGCATCATCACCTCTGACCTTGAGGACGCTGTCAGCTACATCGATTCCGACCTAAGTCCCATTCGCGCCAAGGGTACCGAGTACTACCGTGGCGACCCCTTTGGCAACGAGGAAGAGGGGCGCTCCCAAGTTGTGGCCATGGAGGTGCGAGACACTGTCAGCGCCATGATGCCAAGCCTCATGCGGGTATTTTTCAGCACCGAGAACACGGTTGAATTCTTACCTCGCGGCCCAGAGGACGAGAAGGGTGCGCAGCAGGCCACTGACTATGCAAACCTGATCTTCAATTCTGACAACAACGGGTTTATGACCACATATGCCATCTTCAAGGATGCACTGGTCAGAAAGTGTGGCATTGCCAAGTACTACTGGGAAGAAGAGGAGAAGGTCCGCATTGAGGAGTACTCAGGACTCGATGACCAGACCCTGCAAATCTTGTCCCAGGAAAATGACGAGGTCAAGATCGTTGTGTCTTACCCTGACCCGGCCATCTCCCAGAATCTCATTGACCAGGTCAATGCGCAGGCCATGGCCGCAGGCCAGCCAGCACCGCAAGTGCCCATGCTGCACGATGTGCAGATCAAGCGCATTGTCAAAGATGGGCGCGTGCGGATCATGGCCGTGCCGCCCGAGGAGTTGGTGATTGATCGCCGGGCACGGTCATTTGAGGATGCTGCCCTGATTGCGCACCGCCAGATGCTGACCGTGGCCGATTTGATCTCCATGGGCTATGACGAGGACGAGGTCCGCGATAACCTGACCTCCAACGACCTGGACTCCAACGAGGAGTTTTTGGCGCGTCAGCCTTTGAACAACATCACGGGCAACAACAACACGACCAACCCCATGATGCAGCGCGTGCTGTACGTTGAGGCTTATTCGCAGGTGGACTATGACGGGGACGGCATCCCTGAGCTGCGCAAGATCTGCTGCATGGGTTCTGGCTACAACATTGTGCGCAACTTGCCAGCGTCATACATTCCATTTGTTGACTTTCCCTGTGACCCAGAACCCCACACCTCGCCCCTGGAGTCCATGTCGATATTCGACATCACGCATGATTTGCAAGAGATCAAGTCAGAGATCTTGCGCAACACGCTGGACTCTTTGGCCCAGTCAATCCACCCCCGGACCGCGATTGTCGAGGGCCAGGTCAACATTGATGACGTGCTCAACAACGAGACGGGCGCCGTGATCAGGATGCGTGCCCCCGGCATGGTGCAGCCATTCAATACCCCCTTTGTGGGCCAGGCCGCATTCCCGATGCTGGACTATGTTGACCAGATCAAGGAAGACCGCACAGGCATGAGCAAGGCCGCCATGGGTTTGAATGCTGATGCATTGCAGTCGAGCACCAAGGCCGCGGTGGCCGCCACCATCAGCGCAAGCCAGGGCCGCATTGAGCTGACCTCGCGCATCTTGGCCGAGGGCATGAAAAAGCTCTTCAAGGGCATCTTGTTCTTGATCACCACGCACCAGGACAAGCCACGCATGGTGCGCCTGCGCAACGAGTGGGTGCAGATCGATCCCCGCGCCTGGGATAACTCCATGGACGTGTCGATCAACATTGGCCTGGGCCAGGGTGACGTGAATGAGCGCTTGCAGGGTCTGATGATGATTCTGCAAAAGCAAGAGCAAGCCCTCAGCACCATGGGCGCCGACAACCCCTTTGTGACCATGACCCAACTTTCGCGCACGCTGCGCAAGATTGTGGAGTTGTCAGGGTTTCGTGACGCCAGCCAGTACTTCAAAGATGTGCCCGAAGGGTACATGCCGCCACAGAAACCTGAGCGCCCAACGCCTGAGCAGGTGCTGGCCCAGGTCCAGGCCGAGTCCATCCAGGCTGACATTCAGAAGAAGGCTGCCGAGCTTGAATTGAAGCGTGAGCAGATGATTCGGGATGATGATTACCGAAGAGATCAACTCGCTCAGGACTTAGTGCTCAAGAAGTACGAGCTTGAGTTAAAGTATGGGGTGCAACTTAGCACTGCCGAGCTTGATGCCCAGCAGTCTATGGACAGAGAGGCACTGATCCAGCAGTCAGCTCTCATGGCCCAGGCCATGCAACAGCCGACCCAGGCACCGGTGCCGCCCATCAACCCTAACAGTGGAATGGTTCAATGAACGAAGATCAGGTGCGTAAGGGCCGAAAGGCCGAGCAGTTGCTGCAAGACGAGGTCTTTGCGGCTGCGCTGGAAAAGCTCGAGAACGAGCAGTTGTGGGTTTTCAAGGGTAGCAAGCCCGAGGAGGCCGACAAGCGCGAACAAGCATACGCAATGATCAAGGCCATTGAGTTGTTCAAGACCGAAGTCACCAAGATGGTGGACAACGGCAAACTGGCGCAGCGTGCAATTGAACGCGCCCAGAAAGTCACCGTATGAGCACGCAGGCACCGCAAACAAGCGCCCCTGCGGGTCCAATGAATTTGGCCGAAGCGGCCAACGCTCTCGAGGGAATACTGCCAGTTGATGGAGAACAGTCGCCCGAAGAGACGCAGTTGCCAGAGTCCGAAGAGGATGATGGCGCGGCCTTGAGCGAAGAATTGTCAGCGGATGCAGACGCTGCTGACGAGGAAACGCAAGAGGAACAGTCCGAGGAAGATGAGGAATCTGAGGAGCAAGAACAGCCACAGGCTTTTACCGTCAAAGTTGACGGCAAAGAAGTCGAGGTGACGCTGGACGAACTCCAAAAAGGTTACTCAAGAACCCAGGACTACACACGCAAAACGCAGCAGATCGCTGAGATCCGGAAACAGGTCGAGGCTGAGACTGAGGCAGTGCGTGCCGAACGTGCGCAATACGCACAGATGTTGGGAGCGTTACAGGCCCAGCTCCAGAGTGCCGACACACAGATCGATTGGGACCGTCTTTACCAAGAAGACCCCATCGAATGGGTGCGGCAAAAAGAGGTGATGCGTGAGAAACAGGAAAAGCTCCAAGCCATTCAGTTTGAACAGCAGCGAGTGGCCCAGCTCACGCAACAAGAGCAGCAGCAGCATTTCCAGACGCATTTGCAAGAGCAGCATTCAAAGCTGCTTGAGGTCATTCCCGAGTGGAAGGACCAAGCAAAGGCGAAAACAGAAAAGCAGTTGCTGGTCGAATTCGGTAAAAAGACTGGATTTACACCCGAGGAGTTGAGTGCCATTGTGGATCACAGGGCGGTTGTCGCGTTGCGTAAAGCGGCGCTGTACGACCAGATGATGACCAAGCGAAAAGCAATCACCCCTGTGACCAATAACGGTCCACGGCCAGCCAAGCCAGGTGCAGCAGGCCGGGTATCCCAAACAACTGAAGCAACTCGCGCCAAACAGCGTCTCGCAAAGACTGGCCGTGTCGATGATGCGGCCTCCGCAATCTACCAACTTTTGAGGTAAAACCATGACTATCGTAAGCAATACCTTCACGACCTACTCTGCGAAGGGTATCCGGGAAGATTTGAGCAATGTGATCACAAATATTGCTCCCGAAGAAACTCCATTCCAATCCAACATTGGCCGCGAAACCATCTCCAACACTCTGTTTGAATTCCAAACCGATACCCTGGCAGATGCCGCAGCAAATGCGCAGCTTGAAGGGGACGATGTCGGCACGTTTGACGCCGTTGTCGCCACCGTTCGCGTGACCAACTACGCTCAGATTTCGCGCAAGACCATCGTCTTGTCGAACACTGAGGAAGTGGTCAACAAGGCCGGTCGCCGTTCTGAGTTGGCATACCAGATCGCCAAGCGCGGTGCTGAGTTGAAGCGGGATCAAGAATTTGTTTTCTTGAATGGCGGCATTGCTGTTGCAGGCAACACCACCACTGCTCGCGTGACCGCATCCTTGGGCGCGTTTGTCAAGACCAACACTGACAAGCAGACCAACGGTACTGACCCCAGCTATACCACGCTGCCCAACAGCGCTCGCACTGACGGCAACGTGCGTACCTTCACCGAGACGATCTTGAAGAACGTCATTCAAAAGGTGTGGTCCGCTGGCGGTACTCCGAAGATCCTGATGGTTGGCCCTGTCAACAAGCAGCGCGTCTCTGGTTTCTCTGGCATTGCATCTTCACGTTTCAACATTGATGGCGGCGCAAAACCCGCGACATTGATTGGCGCTGTAGATATTTATGTCTCAGATTTCGGGAATGTGAGTACTATAGCTAACAGGTTCCAACGTGAGCGTGATGCATGGGTGCTTGATCCCGACTACGCCAAGATGGTTGTGCTGCGTCCTTACCAGCAAGTCGAATTGGCAAAGACTGGTGACGCTGAGAAGCGTATGTTGTTGATCGAATACGGCTTAAAAATCACGGCTGAAAATGCCCATGGTTTGGCGGCTGACTTGGTCACCTCCTGATAACTGACTAGGAGACGGGGCCAGGGAAACCTGGCCCCACTTACATGGACAAAAGAATTCTTGATGTAAGCCCCGACACGGGGATCACTCGCACCTGGCACTACAACGCAGACACTGACGAGGCAACTATCCAGACCTCTCAGGACGTGACTGATGTGATTGAGGCCAACAAGCGTGACTTTGCAGCGATTGACAACAGGGCCAACTGGCAAGGCGAGTGGCATCATGTCGCCAGCATCCCAGAGTCTTTGTATTACAAGCTCAAGGCCGAAGGCAAGCTCGATGACCAGGCTTACATGAAGAAGTGGCTCAATGATCCAGACAATCGATTCTTTCGCGTGAGGCCCGGCCAGATATGAACTACATCGCTGTTTGCACGCCAGCGCGGGACCAAGTCCATACCAACTACACCTACTGCATGGTCAACATGGTGGCGTATCACACGCTCAACACCACTGATGCCATCAGTCTGAAACTGTTGCAGGGCACGCTGATTCAGAACCAGCGTGCTGATTTGTGCCTGGATGCGTTGCGTGAGGGTTGCACGCACATCTTGTTCATTGACTCAGACATGACCTTCCCCCAGGACATGATCCAGCGGCTGCTCAAGCATGACGTTGACCTGGTTGCGGCCAACTGCGCCCGGCGCAGAATGCCCACAGGTCCGACCGCGCAGAACTATGACGAGAACGGCAAGCGCAAACCCGTCTATTCCCTGCCAGAATCCACTGGTCTTGAAGAAGTTGGCAGTGTTGGGACCGGCATCATGCTGATCAAGCGCAACGTCTTTGAGGGCATGTCTGAACCCTGGTTTGATATGCCTTGGCAGTACGACACGCGAGGCTACATGGGCGAGGACGTGTTCTTTTGCAAGAAGGCGCAAGAGCTTGGGTTCAAGGTGTATATTGACCATGACGTGAGCAAAGAGATCGGCCACATTGGCACGTTTGAATTCAAGCATGAGCACACCTGGATCGTCAAAGAGGAAATGGAAAAAGAGGCAAGCTGATGGCACTCACCACATATAACGAGCTGAAAACATCAGTTGGCGATTGGCTCAACCGCACTGACCTGACAACTGTTGTCCCCGATTTCATCGCGCTGGCCGAGGCTCAGATCGAGAGACAACTGCGCACCCGGCAGATGATCGTGAGATCCACGGCATCGATTGCCACCGAGTACAGCGCGGTGCCTGATGATTTTCTGGAGACAAAGTCCATCAAGCTCACCGGCACCAACCCTGTCACGCCTTTGGGCTTTGAGACGATTGATTCACTCGATAACCTGAGCACCCAATACCGATCCAGCGGCGTGCCGATCTTCTTTGGCATTGTGGGCGGCCAGATCCGGGTGCTGCCGATCCCTGATGCTGCCTACACTGCCGAACTGGCCTATTACGCCAAGTTGTCAAAGTTGTCAGCCAGCGTGACAACCAACTGGCTGCTGGCTCAAGCGCCTGACGTTTACCTGTACGGCGCCCTGCTCCAGGCTGCGCCTTACCTGCAAGATGATGCGAGAATCACGGTGTGGTCAGCGCTGTATCAGGCGGGGCTTGATCAGTTGCAGATTGCAGATGATCGAGGATCTACCAGTGGCGGCGCATTGCTGACCAGGGCAAAAACATTTGGGTGATTGAATGGTAACGACAACCAAGGGCGAGATGGACGAGTCACTGCTTGAAAAGCGTGAGGGGTCCATTGACAACGATACTGAAACCACAAACTGGGTTGAGTATTGGCATGAGGGCGAGTTGGTCCATCGATCAGTCAACATGGTGCTAAAGCGCGGCGTCTTTGCCGAAGGCATCAGTCAACAAATTTGAGGGTTAAATCATGGCGAATACTCAGGCTCTCTGTACCAGTTTTAAGGGTGAGCTGCTTGTCGGCCACCACAACTTTGGCACTGGCGTTGTCCGAGCTGCCACCACGGCAGACACTTTCAAGGCGGCCTTGTACTTGGCAAGCGCCACCGTCAATGCAAGCACCACGGCATACAGTGTGACAAATGAAGTGTCTGGCACCGGGTACACGGCTGGTGGCGTCACGGTAACCTTTGGCACGGTTCCAAGCACCTCTGGAACCACGGCATTTGTCACGCCCAGCGCCAGCATCACCTACAGTTCAGTGACCCTGGCAACGGCCTTTGATGCAGTCTTGATCTACAACTCGACCCAGTCAGACAAGGCAGTCAGCGTCCACACTTTCGGCAGCCAGACCGTGACTGCTGGAACCTTCACGCTGACCATGCCAGCCAATGATGCAAGCACTGGCCTGATTCGGCTGGCGTAACGCAGGGGCAGCACCATGGCTGCTTACGGCACAGGCTACTACGGCCTAGGCGTCTACAACATTGGAAACGTTGTCATCAGTGGCAACGCTGCCACTGGCGCCGTTGGCACTGTACTGGCCGACAGATCAATTCAGGAAGATGGGACCATTGCCACCGGCAATGTCGGAACCGTCACGCTCACCATCAGCGTTGCCATCACGGGCAATGCAGCCACTGGTGCCGTTGGCACGCTGGCGCCAGATTCATCCAATGCACTCACAGGCAATGCGGCCACACTGGCCGTGGGCACTGTTGCGCCTGCCGGGTCAATCGACCTCAGTGGCAACGCGGCCACTGGTGCAGTTGACTCTGTTGGGGTAACCCGGTCCACGGCCACAACTGGCAACGCTGCCACTGGTGCTGTTGGCACTATGTCGGCAGAGGTGATCTCATTCCAGGCCATCACTGGTGTTTCTGGGACTGGTGAAGTTGGCAGTGTGTCAAACGTCATCACTGTTGCGATAATCGGAAATGAGGCGGTGGGATCTGTTGGGACCATGGTTGGGTTTGGATGGGGTGCAGTGCCCGACACAAGCGAAACCTGGACCGCCCAGTCAGATACACCAGAGACATGGGCGCCAGTGTCAGACACGGCAGAGACATGGACTCCAGAGTCAGACACGTCAGAGACCTGGACGCAGATCGCAGACAATTCAACATCGTGGCAACAGGCCGCATAGGAGTTTTAACATGGCAGATACCACAACGACCAACCTTTTATTAACCAAGCCCGAGGTGGGGGCCAGCACTGACACTTGGGGAACCAAGATCAATACTGACCTTGACAGCGTTGACGCAGTCTTCAAGGGTGACGGCACAGGCACAAGCGTTGGCTTGAATGTCGGATCTGGCAAGACGCTGGCAGTTGCTGGGACGTTGACCGTCACGGGATCTGCAACTGTTGAGTTTGCTGATGGATCTGCCGCATCACCATCGATCACCAATGATGGCGACACCAACACAGGCATCTTCTTCCCTGCGGCTGACACCATTGCCTTTGCTGAGGGTGGTGCGGAAGTGGCAAGGTTTGATAGTTCGGGTAACTTTGGGCTGGGTGTTACTCCTAGTGCTTGGAGTGGTCTTGGTGGCATAGAAACAATGTACAAGGCCACGGGATATTTTGCTCACAAGTCATTTCCAAATACTTACACAGTAGGCAACGCATACTACAACGGAAGCAACTGGATTTATGGTACTACTGGGTACGCCGCCGCTTACTATGGAATAGTCGGACAAACTGGAGCGCATCAGTGGTTTACCGCCGCATCAGGCACAGCAGGTAACGCCATCACCTTCACCCAAGCAATGACCCTTGATGCAGATGGCGACCTTGGTATTGGCGTTACAAGTCCAGCGTATAAATTGGATGTAGAACGAACTGGTTCTGGGATTGTTGCCAGAATGGGTACTGCATCAAATGTCAAATTGCATGTTTATACAGATAGCGGTAGTGCATATTTGGCATCTGATTCTGGATTGGCTAACTCACTTCAGTTGGTTAATTCTATAAACACAATGGTGTTTAACACAAACGGCTCAGAGCGCGCCCGTATCGACTCCAGCGGTAACTTGCTGGTGGGGAAAACAAGTACCTCGGCTACTGTTGCTGGTTTTTTAGTTGAGTCACAGGGCGATACATACATCACAGCCGAAGGCGTTGAGGGTAAAGTTCTTTATTTAAATAGGCTTACATCAGACGGAGATATTGTTCAGTTTGCACAAGCCAATACAACGGAAGGTTCTATCTCTGTTTCTGGCACGACTGTTTCATACAACGGAGGTCACTTGTCACGATGGGCGCAGACCACAGCACCCAAAGACGAATCACTTCTCAAAGGCACTGTGCTATCAAACCTTGATGCAATGAATGTTTACACAGATGCAGAAGGAAATCCTGTTGACAACGAGCAGTTAAACAAAGTAAAAGTTTCTGATGTTGAAGGCGATGCCAATGTTGCTGGTGTGTTTGTAAATTGGACTTATGACGAGCAACATAGTGTTGACGAAATCAACATGGCAATGACAGGCGATATGATTATCCGCATTGCTCAAGGCGTAACTGTTGCCCGTGGCGACTTGCTCATGTCTGCTGGTGATGGCACTGCAAAGCCACAAGGTGATGACATCGTGCGGTCAAAGACAGTTGCTAAAGTAACTTCAACTCATATCACTTGCACATACGCAGATGGTTCTTACTGTGTGCCTTGTGTTTTGATGGCTTGCTAAAAGGAATAACATGATTACTTGGAACATATCCCAACTTGACCGACAAACCTCTGATGGATTTGTCACAACCGCACATTGGCAAGCCACAGCAACAGATGGGGATTACTCTGCATCTGTTATCAGCACTTGTTCATGGAGTGATGGCACTGCAACCATTGCCTATACCGACTTGACCAAAGACGCAGTGCTGGCGTGGGTGTGGGAGTCTGTGGACAAGGATGCTGTTGAGGATTCTTTGCTGGCTCAAATCGCTGAACAGAAAGCACCTGTCAAAGCCACTGGTGTGCCTTGGAATGTCTGACTCCACAGAAACCAGGCTGGCCGTTCACGAGGCCATTTGCACAGAGAGGATGAAATTTATTTCTGACTCTTTGAGCAAGGGGTCAGAGCGCATGACCAAGATCGAGTATTTGCTCTACGCTGTGATCGTGGCCGTCTTGCTTGGTCCTGGTGCTGCTGCATCTCTGTTTGCAAAGATCTTTGGTTTGTAAGATGTGGACCCCATCAGTATTCTCCTTTTGGCCTCGAGTGCATTCTCTGCAATCAAGCAGGGCATTGCCACATACAAGGACGTTAAGAATACTGCTGGTGACGTTAAAAAGATCGTCAACGAGATCGCTGGCATGTTTGGGCCAACCCCAACCAAAGAGCAAAAGAAGCAGATCGTTGCAGAACAAAAGCGGGTGCAGGAAGTCGCTGCTTATGACCCCAACCAGGTCATGGGAGACATTGCAAAGCGCTTGGGTGAATTCATGCGCCACCAGCAGCAGATCCAAGACTACTACCATGAGGAAGAGCGCAAGTCAAAGGAAGAGGTCTACGATGGCGCAGACTCTCTGGCAGAGCGTGCCTTGCAGCGTACCCTTGTCCTCACCCAGTTGACGCAAATGGAGACCGACTTGCGCGAGCAAATGGTTTACGGGGCACCTCCAGAATTAGGCAACCTGTGGACACGGTTTAACGAGATGCGTGAGCAGATTTCAATTGAGCAAGAGCAAGCCAGGGCAGTGCGAGATCAACGTGAGGCGCAGGCGAAATGGCAACGAAGACGGGTAATCGCGGACCTGCAAGACAAAGCAATTTACCTGGCAGCCGCCTTGTTGATAATCGTGTATCTCAGCGTGTTTTGGTCACTCCTAGTGATGGACCGAAAGAGCAGATGGGGTTTCTAATTGCGTTGATTGCAATGGTCCTGGTGTTTTGCCTGATGCTGCCGATAATCTCAGTAATCTACTTTGATACCCTGGCGGTGCAAAAGGAAAGCAAAGCCCAGATTGATCGCATGGAGAGGCTGCGCAAGCAGCTCGAGGAAGACCGAAAGAAGATGGACCATGACAACAGGAAGGAAGAGTAAATGCGAATGCTGCTTTGTCTGACCATCATGGTCCTGGCCGGGTGCGAGGATCGTTATCGTTATGTCTGCCAG